CGCCTTTTCGAGCTGTATCTTACCACGCCTAAAAAATGTAAGGTCTATTTCAATAAAAGCATCACGCCGTAAATTTTGGTCTATTGTAGGATTTACATCCGACTGATAAAAGTGTTCAAATATCTCATTGTTATGCGGTGAAGCTGGAACTGTAAAGCTTTGCGAAAAGTCGGTAAATACTTTTGAAATATCCGAAATATTCTGAACGCTTGAATTTACACTTATTTGTTCATCGTTGAATAACTCTACTTGAACACCTTCTACAAATAACCCTACTATCCGTTTCATATTACGTTGTTAATTGTGTTATAAGCAAATTCAAACTCCAATTGATAGTTAATCGTCTTTTGGTTTATGTTCTTAAATAATTCAGTGCTTTGTGTTTTTAAAGTAGCTGGATAATTATTAATTAAGATTCGTTCACTTAGCATCAGTTGTTTAAGTAAATAGTTATAGCTTTCGTCTACCCAGTCCGTGTTTACCTTAATTGAGTTCTTACCGTTTGTGTTAAAACTTTTTGTTTGGCCTTCTAACGTGTTGTAGTTAGGGAAAGTCGATTGCATTAAATTGTATTTCGTGTTTTCAACACTTAGCATATTGTTAGAAGTAGCATAAAACCAAGTTCTTTGCCATGCTCCATACTTATTTACGAAGTCACATAAAACAGGTTCATAACGACAATTTAAATTAGGTTTAAAGTATCCAGTCCATTTAACGCCAGTTAGCACTCCAAAAATCTCTAATTTGTTTCCGTCTGCATAGTAGTTAGGGTGAACTCTATAAACGTCTCGCATTGCGTTCGACCCTGTAAGCGTAACGGTTGTAATTGCGCCTGTTCTTAAATTTGTATATCGAGCATCCCAACCTGCTTGACGTTCTAACATAATATGACCGCCCCTATACGCGTTATTTGTACTCGGGTCAACACTTGAGTCATAAGCATAATAAAACGTGCCTTGGTCGTGTAAAATAACATCGTTAAAAGAATAGTTATAACCTTGCTCGTAATACGCAAAACCGTCAAATGCTTTATAAGTTGTAGTGTCTAAAAAGGTGTAAGTTCCTGCGTCTAATTTATAGCGTTTTATTTGTACGTTGCACCATTGTGTTGTTTCAGAAGCTGGCGTAGTATTGTAAATCTGTTGTCTTACATTCCAGCTAATATATTCACGAATGTAAGGACTTATATTATAATACGTGTTTACGTTGTTTGAAGCAGGAATTAATTTATCTAAAACATAAGTTGGGTTTACAGGTGCTGAGCCAGTGCCATTCCAAATTCTTAATTCAACCTTCGAACCTTCTTGACCGCTTTCGGCTATTGTTATTATATAAGGTGAACGTGCAAAAATACTCATTTTATATTTTTTAAGTTTTGATTTAATATTGAATTTAACTCCCTTTCGGCATCTAATCCGTATTTATCTATTAAGATATCAGGTAACTTCTTAAACGCCTTTTCAAACGGCTTAGTAAAGAATAAAGAAGGCTTGATTCCGTATTTAAAAATATTTTTAGCGATTGCAAATTGTAAACCTTTTCTCGATTGAAATTTACCTTGTGCGTTTCTTGGTGCTATGCCTTTACGAACTATCCATTTATCGAAAACGCTTGGAGGTGGCATCTTAGATTTATAGCTGTAATCGGTATCGTACTTTTTGAACTTACCCGAAACCCCTTTATCCTGAAAGTTACCGTAAGCCTCCATGTCAAAGTAAATGCCTATTGAGTTTTTAAACTCTTTAACTTCACCTTGTATTGAGTTCGATAGTTTTCCGGACGTGTCTTTATTTTGGCGTTTAAGTTCGTCTTTTGCGCCTTTTACAACCTCATCTCTAAACTTCTGTAAAGCTTTTAGTATCTCACTCATCTACTTTGGTTAATTCGTATTTAATAAAATATATTTCGCCTTTTGGAACTTTGTCACTGCAAACAATATCGTAACCCTTATATTTATAAAACATTCTTTGAACGATAGCTTTATAATCTAATGAACAAACAAAGTCCATTCCTTCAGGACTATCCGCAATTAACTGGTTTAATTTTTGTTTAAACTTTCTCATTAGCAAATTGTCATTGAGTTAGGAACTAAAATATCTAAAGTCATTGTCCAACCTGCTAAGTAGTTTTCAAATCGTTCTGCAAATGGCTCAACTGTTGCGTTACCATCTACCATGAAATTATCGCTAAACAAATCGCCACGTCTTAAACTTTCGTACAATCTGTTTTGAACTGCAAACATGGTATTTAAAACGTCTTGTTCGTTATTGTCTCCGATAAATATGTTCGTGTTTTCGTTCTTTGAAATGTCCACTATATCCATGCAAAGAATGCTTACATTAAAACGAATGATATTATTCTCGATTGAACTTGAATTAACAATAATATGCGCCAAAGGAAATATCGTTTGTTTAGATAAATCAACTGCAAAGATGTCACCTTCAGTAACCGTATTTATAAACGCATCGTTATCGAAGTGATTCTTTAAAGTGTCCAGTAAGTTATAGTAATTACCCATTTTTAAATTTTCTTTTTAATTCTCTGTTTTCAATTTCACTTCGCTGTCGTTCGTAAGTAAGGTAGGTAAGGCACTTGCGAATTCCCAATTTGGTAACTTCATCAAACTTTGTAACGTCTCCTTTAGCGAGTGCATATATTGAATTATACCATCCCCATTGTTTATTGAACTGAGCCCGTTCTGAATAGTCGTTTTGAGTTCCTTGTTCTTCGTCATCTCCTGCTCCAAAGAGGTAAGAGTAGCTTGAACTAAGTCGTTTCCTAAACGATAAAAAAAAACCGAAGCAGACATTGCAACATCCAAAGGCGCAAACTTCATAACTTCTGCGAACTCATCAGTTCCTGAATATTCCATTATGCTGTAAGTGTCTTTCGTCTTTTTGGTTATTGGTCTATATAAAACCGCCATTGCTTTGTGGAATGTTTCAACCTTGCCGATATTATGATCTAAGTCTACATACTCACCAAAACTCATATCTTCTAAGTTAGGAATAAAACCAAACTCCATTTCTTTTATTTTAAACGTGGTTTTAAAGTCCGTCTTTTGCTGGAATAATTCGTTAAAGTGATTCGCTAAACCAACAACATCGCTCCATTTGATTTTTAATACGTCACGCATATTAAGACCGCAGAAAATTTCAATCGACTTTTGTGCTATTAATTCCTCATCGTTTGAACCTTCAACTAACTTCATAAACTTTTGATAGTTCATTAAAGGAATTTCACTTAGGCTTGTAGGAATTACTATTTCCGTTTTCATATTTATATAACTTTTATATTTGGTAATTGTAGTAAGCTAAGGCAATATCGAACGCTTGACTTAACATTTTTGTGTGTATTCGTATTTTCATAGGGTCATCAAACACTATTTTAACCCTTATACCTTTCTTTTCTAAGATGAATTTCTCAACTGTGCGCACCATTAACGGTAGTTCATCTGTCATTTATGTAAATTAATGGATAAAATATTGTCCGTAATGAGGGTTTACACCCAACACTTCCATTTCATGATAGCGTATCGCATCAATGCTGTGGTTATTAAAGTCAATAGGTTTGTTTAATCGAACGCCTGTTTTATCAGTATCCCAAACGTAGCTTCTAAGTTCTTTAATTATGTTAGTGCTATTTGACGTTACTAAATATTCTTGGCTTTGCATTATTTGAATACCAAAATTAATTGAGTCTTTGCCTTTTGTTACGCCTTTAATCGTCTTTCCGTATCTTCTTATTTCTTCGATTGATTTAGGCTCGGAGCTGTCCGCATATATCGGTACATTATCAGGTAAGACCTTTGCAATATCGCTGTTTATCATTCCTGTTTTGTAAACAAGTTCGTTTAATATTCTTTGCCCGTTCCATGTATAAACCTCAACTGCTGCTGTAGGGTCGTTCGTGTATCCAAAGTCTAACCCTATACCTATTAACTTTGCTTCTGAAGGAACCTTATCTATTTGCTTCCAGTTGCTGAATATAACGCCCTCAAGCATTCCTATTTGTCCATGTGCATAAACACGAACCCAATTAGCCCAATAAGTGCTTGTGTCAGCTTTTGCGATGTTCTTTTCTATTTGTTCTACTATGGAATTATCTAAGGCTTCATTATCCTTGTAGGTAAGAATTATAAAGTCAGCATCGGGTTCGTCTTTTAGTTCCGTGTGTACCCAAAACTCATTAGCTGGGTTAAAGTCTAAAAATACTTCTTTTTTAGTACGTATAGCAAGTTCATTATAAGATTCAAAGGTAACATTATTGCACTCGTTAATATAAAGAATATCACGCCGAGCACCACGTAACTTAGAGCTATCGTCCGCACTAAAAAATTCAATAAAACTCCCATTGGCAAATTCGTATCTTAAAAGTGATTTATTAAAGCGTTCATCAAAGTAACGCCCAGTGTCTTTCATAATGCGTAAAAAGTCTTTTAATGCACCTCTACGCAAATGCGGTATTGTTTCAGCTACTACGCTTATTTCAGTTCGTGGAAATGTAGCTGCCTTTGTTATTAATATCGGTAGGATTCCGTAAGTTTTTCCCGCACTTGTTCCTCCTTGAATTATTTTAATCCGTTTTTTTAAAGAGTTTATTTTACGGATTGCTGTCGTTATTATCATACAAACAATTTAGTTTGTGCTGTGTGGTTATTTATCCTTTGCATCGCCTTATCAAAATACTCTTTGTCAAGTTCACAAGCTGTTAAATCAAATCCGTAATCATGACACGCTATTGCTATTGAACCGCTGCCTAAGTGGGTGTCAAGTATTTTGTCGCCTTGTTTTGCGTATTTGTCTAAAATCCATTTGTAAAGTTGTGGCGGTTTTTGGGTTGGGTGAAATTTTTCGTTTTTATTTAAATAGGCTGAATATCTAAATATTTTATTTGCCCCGTTAAATGAAGTCCAAGCATACTCACAATCAGAAAAAGATAAACCTTCAGGAACTTCTTTATCCCAAATAATAAATTTATTACAAATTCCTAAATTAAAATAATTACCGCCCCAAATTATTTGATTTTTACTAATTCTTTTTAATTGCTCAAAATATTCATTTGAAGGTATTGAATTATCCCAGTCTTTTGCTTTCCATTTTCTATTTTTTTGTTTTGACGCTTTTGCACTTTTACCTATACCCATATTCATATTAGCTAAATTAATCCCATACGGTGGGTCAACAATAGCCAAGTCAAAATATTTGTCTGGATAGCGTGCCATGAGCTGCATGTTGTCCTCATTCGTTATTGTCAGCATCTAATTTGAATAATGGTTGTTCAATGTTTACTTGTTCTACTTGTTCTTTTAAGTTGTTTAAACGCTGTGTAATGCTTGGATTGTACTGTCCTACCATGCCACCTGTAATTTGATCTTGGCGTATTTCTTTGCGTATGCGTGAACAGATGGGGGCATATTCATCGTATCTTTTATCTCGATTTTTAAAATAGTCCTCAACACATCCTACTTCATCCCAGCAGAATATCTCAAATCCCTCCATTGTTAAAGGGCATTCAAGTGGCTCTGCTCTTTCTTCAAAGTCTTTACCTCCGTATACATATTTTATTCTTGGGTTCGCCTTTACGTTGGCTTTATACTTTTCAAATAGTCCGTATAGTTGTTCGGGGCTATCTAAGTTTCTTGGTCTTCCTACTTTTGCCATTTTTCTTTTAATTAGGGTTATAAGTATATAATTTAAATTCGTCTTTTTCTACTCCGTGTATTTCCATAAAGTCTATTGAGTAATCTATAAACACGCAGTAATTTATTTCTGTTACTTTCATTATTAACCTTAAAGCGTTCCAGTCTGATTTATGTTTTGTTGGATTCATAAATACTATGTAATAATCGCTTTTAAGTATTAAACTGCACACTTTACTCGTTCGTGTTTTTGGATAGGTTATCTTCATAACTTGTTGAACAAACTGCTAAACGTTGGTCTGTATTATCGTATTCACTTACCATTATGTCATCAGTCATGCATCTTTGAATGAAATCAGACTTTGATTCGTCTTTTCGTGGCTTAGGAATTGGCATTTTCGTAAGTGTTAAATACTTGTTCTAAATCTTTTACTCGTGTCATTAAACAAGACGCACATGAAGTAGGCTCGTTGCGTACTCCGAAAACTCTTGAGTGAATTGCAAGTATTATCTTTTGTTCACTTGGTTTAATTACTTCCGCCTTTTTGTCAAACCATTCCTTTAACCATTCATATTCAGGTTGTTCTAAGCATTGTGTTTTACGATAAGGAAATAACTCGTTTAACTTTGCTTTGCGTTCATCGCATCCGCAATCTTCACCTAATAACCATTTAGCTACCTTTGCTACTCCAGTTACTTCTAAGACCTTTTCTACTGTGTCTCCTAACCCTTCGCTTTTAGCTTCTAATATTTCAGCTTTAGTTCGTCTTTTTCTTGCCATAATTAATCTACTATAAATTCATCATTTTTATAAGCAATATCTCCTTCAACTAATTCTGCTGAATTTGCTTCAATAATTATTTTTGTATGTGGATGTAATTCTTCTGCCATCCATTTCATAACTGGAGTTACTAACTCTATAAACTCTTGTCTTCTTTGTTCTTGTGTTTTCATATTTATTATATTAATTCATAATCTCCATTTTTGTAGTCCTCAAAATCGTCTCCTACTTCTTCTTTTAAGCTGTCCTTACAATATTTTAACGTCTGCCATACTGATTTAAAACTAATTCCCGTATGTTTTTGAATTTGACGTGTACTCATTCCAGTGTCTCGGTAAAGTTCATATAATAATTTATCGTACCAGTGCCAACTGTCTACGGTTTTATTTATTTTGCGTTCTAATTCGATTTGAGCGTTCGTCTTTTCGTTTGGGGTACTTTCATCAACTAACTGAATTGCTTCCGTTATATCGACTTTTTGAAGTCTTTGTTTTGATTTCTCGAAGTCATAATACATATTTCTTAAAACAATCCACACAAACCCCTTGTAAATAGTTCCATTACGGTAAAATCTATCTTTGTTTTCGTGTTTTGCTAACTTTAAATACATTTCTTGAACTATATCTTCAGCTAATACATACTCTCCAAATGAGCGTACAACTTTAATCCAGTGTTTATGGTCTGCGTATAAGTCATTTAAAAATTTATTACAATCCAATTAAAAGAAGTATTATAATAACCATTAACCCTACTGAAACACGAACCAAACTTTTACGCATTTCTAATTCATTAAACAACCACTTCTTGAACCTTATACTTGGAACATTCCAAATAAAAAGCAAAACAGCCCTATCCAAAAAGAATAAGGCTATAATGAAAGGAAATAAAAGTATCGTTAAATATTTCACCCGACTAAGTTATGCAATTTTCTTTTATAGTTCAACAAACGCCCTAACCCTTTTGAACAAAGTTCTAACCTATCCGTGTATTTCTGAGCTAAATTAGGCAAATAACCCTTCTTTGCTGTTTTAATAAAGTCGCTTAACATTCTAATACGCCCTTGCATTCCTTGAATCATATCGTCAACTAACCCGATACGTTCTTCAATTAAATCAGGATCTAATTGTTCACCAGTTCCTGAGCATGACATACATTCATAATCAACTATATCCTGCAAATAAGGAATTTCTGTTCCGTTGTGTTCGATTGTTATAGTTCCCCAACCATCACATTCTTGGCAATGTCTTGTTAAATCTTTCATAATTCGTGTTTTTAATTGTTAATTGTTGAACAAATATAATACTTTTTAATATAACTACAAAATTATTTGATATTTTTTCAAATACTCAATTTTCTGCATATTGAATATATTTTTTTATAATTAGTTGTATTGTATTCTTTCTCAATTGCTTTTCTTATATCTTGATCTAAATTATTGACATAATCTTTTCTTTTCTGCCTTTGTTTCCTAACATATTTCAGTTGATATTGATTTTCGCATTTCTTACAAATAAACCTAACTGTTTTAACATCTAATTTTAAATCACTAACAATCCTAAATTCTGAAATTGGTAATGTCTCTTTGCATTTCCTGCATTGTTTTTGTTCGGGTGGATTAAACCCAAACTTATGCTGATTGCGAACCCATTTCTCTTTTAATAACAAGAAACATTCATTCGTAATTGATTTGTAT